GTATGCAGCAGTGGATAAAGAGACTGGAGAAATTATTGACCCTAAGGTCAGAGAAAAGGATACTGTAACAGAAGCTTTTTGGACTCCTATCTTTGAAACTACAGACTTCAAAGAGTTTGTAAAATCATACTATTCAATTGGTCACAAACCAATGCTTGAAATAGATTTGGAAAGCACTTTACAAGAGGAGTAGAATAGTGTATAATATAACTAACAAGGATTATTCTATTGTAGAAAATCCAAACTCAGAGTTCCATGGTGTTTTATTAAAAACCGGAACTTATAAAGAGGTAATAGTTGTTTATGGAACTGTATCAATTAAGGAGTCGCCCGAACTTGATATGGCAACACTAGGATTTACTTTTAATATACAAGACCCAGGTGACCATGACTTTGATAAATTAAATGAGTCAGAGGAATTTAAAAACTACCTGGGTGCAGTATTACAACATATTATTACAGATAGTTTAGAATGGGGCGAAGAAAACAAATTAGCAAGGATAGGAATTGGAGAATCATCTACAGACACACATACTGAATCACCTACTGAATAATGAGGAATATTGCAGAAGAGTTGTACCATATCTAAGAAAGGATTATTTCGAAGGTACACATAAGGTTGTATTCGACCTCATTACCAAGTTTGTAAATCAGCATAATAAATTACCTACAGCAAAGGTATTACAATTAGAGTTAAGAAAAATTAATGCACCAGACGATGTATTAAATAACTCAGCAACACTTATCAATGAAATCGCTAACAAATCAGATGTTGATACAGAATATTTAATCAGAGAATCTGAAAAGTGGTGTCGCGATAGAGCAGTCCATAATGCAATAATGGATTCCATTACCATTATCGATGGTAAAGACAAGGATAGAACTGAAGGTTCCATACCAGAAATACTATCAGAGGCTCTCGGTGTTTCATTTGACCAACAAATAGGTCATGATTATATTGATGATTCAGAAGAAAGGTTCGATTTTTATAACAAAAAAGAATCACGTATTGCTTTTGACCTAGATTATTTCAATAAAATTACAAAGGGTGGATTACCAAATAAAACATTAAATATTGCTCTTGCAGGGACTGGTGTTGGTAAATCTTTATTCATGTGTCATTGCGCCGCATCAGTCCTACAGCAAGGTAAAAATGTTTTATATATTACAATGGAAATGGCAGAAGAGAGAATCGCAGAGCGTATCGATGCCAACCTAATGGATTTACCTATTGAACAATTACAAAGGATTGGTAAAAATGCCTTTGATTCCAAAATACAAAAAATTGCACAAGCCTCTATTGGTAAACTTATTATTAAGGAATATCCAACAGGAGCTGCGCACACTGGTCATTTTAGAGCATTATTAAATGAACTTAAAATGAAAAAGAATTTTCAGCCAGATATGATATATATTGACTATTTAAATATATGTGCCTCAAGCCGCATGCGTGGGCTTGGAGGGAGTATAAATAGTTATTCATACATAAAAGCTATAGCAGAGGAACTGCGTGGCTTGGCTGTGGAATTCAATGTTCCGATAGTATCGGCAACACAGACTACAAGGTCTGGGTATTCAAATACCGATGTCGGTCTAGAGGATACATCTGAATCATTTGGTTTACCAGCAACGGCAGACTTAATGTTCGCTCTTATTTCAACAGAGGAACTAGAGGAATTAGGCCAACTGTTGGTAAAACAATTGAAAAATCGTTATAACGATCCTACCAAATACAAAAGATTTGTGGTTGGTGTGGACCGTTCCCGCATGAAACTATATGATGTAGAGGAATCGGCTCAGGCAGATATTATGTCAGACCCAATTCCTGATAAACCAATAAATAAATTTGGCGATAGAGATTCGGAAGATACATTTGCCAATTTTAAAATATAAAGGAGAACTATATGAATATGTTAAATACAGCAAAAGCATGGTTAATGGACCGATGGAGTGAAAGAACTTCATGGGACGGTGGACTTATTGTCGGCCTATCATTATCTTACCTATTACTAGGTGGACTTGTTGACTTAGTAGCTTGGGTAGCCCTTGCTTACGGTGTATACACTTTTATTGCAAAAGAAGTATAATAACCTTTTAATTATGACAATTCATGGGGGGCTTTCAAAGTCCCCTTTTTATATCCCCACAAAATATATATAAAATTTATATACTTTTTTTTAACTAGCGTGTTTACATTTGCTCCTAGATGGTGTATAATAGTACCATATTTAATTGATAAGGAGTAAAATATGAAAAATTTAGTTATAAAAACCCAGTATATGGAAAACTACGGCGATAGGCTTGACCCATATATGAAGTTCAAGGGTGGGAATACATTCGTTTTACCTAACTGTGGTGACCTTAATGAGAATGAGGTTGCAACCATTGTTGCTAGGGTAAGGCCTTTTATTTGTACAACCTTCGAAGAGTCCAATGGTGGCTGTGAGGAATATGTTATTGACTTTAAAGTCATGGACCGTTCTGAGAAGGTCGCAGAGGACTGGGAATCAGTTACTGAATTTAATCTTCTTAACGAAGATGGTTCCATCAATTTTATGAAGGTTACTGATAACCGTGAGGACGGTTGGATGAAAAAAGAAATCCTTGAGAGAACCGAAACTTGGACTGGCGATATGTCTACAGACTCCAAGCGTAAGGATTATTACCAGGAATATCTTATGGAAGATGGTGACATCGTGGACCATAAAGGTATGATTGAATGGTTCGAGGTCAACGCACCTGTTGAATCTGAAATCGCAAGAGAGATTGTTTTTTAATATTAATGCGACACCAGCGGTCGGAACTGAAAGCGTATGGGGTTGATGTCCGAACATCCGAGAGGGGAATGAAAATGCCCCTCAATATTTTATTAATTAATTGGAGTATAATATGGCTGATTTTAGAATCGTGAAAAAAACAAAATGTAGAACAAAATATAAAGGTATTGGAGTTGATACCTTACAACATATCAAATGGCAACCTAAAATATATAATGACCCATTTAAATTTGATTTTGATGTTGTAAAACAAAGAATCGAAGACCGCAGACAAGCTGGATACGAAGATGATGTATCAACAATTAAAAGAAATATTGTAAGAGTCTGTGGCGATAATCCAGGTGTATTTGATGACTTTTTAGAGTTATTGGAGGCATAATGGAAAAGGAAAAAATACCAGCATTTAAGGTAACCTTTACAGATAAAAATATTAAGGTTATTGAATATACATTCGCAAAAATACAAGAAGCAGTTTTATTCCAGGTTGGAATGAAAAAGAAAGGATACGATACCAATTTGACAAGAGTTGAATTGTGATTGAATTCATTATATTTGCAGTCTGTTTAGCAGGTGCTTCTTGGCAGGCCTTTCAACAAGGTATTCGCGAAGGAGCATCGCGAACTGTAGATAAATTACACACCAATAAAATCATTCGATTTGATAATAAAGGAAATATAAGACCCAACGAATTCTTTGACGCTTAAATCTCTTCACTTTACTTTTGTTATAAATAGTGTTATAATATAGGAAGTATTATGAAGAGATTTACAAAACACTTAAATGAAATGTCACAAGCCGCACTTCAAAAGAAGTTGGTCGGTCTAGATACAAGAATTGATAAACATTCAAACCCTAAAAGGGTTACCAATACTGGTGGTATGTCAAGTGCTGAATTTAAAAAACTTGTATCAAAAGTAGCAGATAGTGATGTAGAGGTTGTTGCTCCAAATACAGGAGACAATAAATCATCTGCATATGACATGTTTTCATTTGAATTAGATGGTAAATCTATGAGCGTAACACTTTCCAATCCAGTTGCAGGAAGAGGTTCTGCCTCAACAGATTCAAACGAAGAATCATTAATGCTGGTTATGGCTGCAATGTACAATGGAGCAAAGGATAAGGATTCAATTATATTAAAATGTCAAGAGGCAACTACATTTAAAATGTGTGTTGATAAAGATGGTAAGGAATTTACTGTTGTTAAGGCAAAGGAATTGGCCGCATATCTACAAGAAAAAGATGATTGGTTTGATTCACATTTAGCTCAAGCAAAAGTATTTAAAGCGGCCTTTACAAAACCAAAAAGAATTGAAATGGATAGAAGTTCAATTGATGTTTGGACTCAAGCAAAAGCTTTATTTCAAGCAGAAGATGCTTGGGGTGGTAAAAACCCAGATAAAGATAAATGGAATCCTGCAGACATATGGATATATTATGAGGACCTTCCAAAGCATGATAATATAGATGATTTAAATAAATACTTATATGATTCAGTAATAAAAAAACAAGGAATTGTAGGTGTTTCTCTTAAAAAAGGAACTGGTAAATTATCATATATAAATGCAGGAGAAAATCCAGAGATTAAAGTTAATAATATTAAATCTCAATTTGGTAAAAACTTTACACTTGGTGTGGATATGGAATTTTTAGGTGATGGAATACCACCAGATTTCAGTTTATATTTTAGAATTTTCCAGGCAACTGATACTGATACAATAAGAGGCGAAGGGACTGGTAAAAATGCTATGCAAGGAAAGGTAAAACTTGACATGTTGGATATATTATCAGGTGGTAAATATGCAGAGCGTATTAAAAATGCTGGTGGTCCAAATATTCTTAAATGGGATAATAATAAAAAAGAGTATGAATTAACTCCAAATGGTTTGAAAAAATTTAAGAATGTTGAAAAGAAATGGAAAAAAATGAGAAGATGGAAAAATATAAAATACAAACGAGGCTCCAATTTAGCTCAATATGAAAGAGCTTTTGCAAAGGGCGTTGTTGGTTTTTTAAATGAATTAAATAAAGGAAAACCAAAACCTGGTAATAAAGATGCTTATATTCCATGGAAGGAAAATCAAGGTAAATCCATGATTAACTCTAGATTCCAAACAATAGAAATGGTGTGGTTATTAAATAAAATGCCACTAGAACAACAAAATAACTTAGCTGCAGGACTTATAAAATTTGCAAAAAGTATGTCAGATTGGTCAGCAGCGCATGCGAAACTACAATAATGAAATCATTAATAAACTATCTTGCTGAGTCAAAAAATACACATATGACTCATATTGAAGATTTAATCCTTGACGGAGGAGTCAAGGGTGCACGCCAAGCAATCCTAGCGCTTAGGTCATTGAGGGATATGCTTAACGGTAACGCAAAAGCACCAATGGACGTTACTGTTAAATGGGACGGTGCACCCGCCTTATTTGCTGGAGAGGACCCGACTGATGGTCAATTCTTTGTAGCGAAGAAAGGTATTTTCGCAAAAAATCCAAAGGTATACAAAAATCATGCAGATATTGATGCTGATACCTCTGGAGATTTAAATGGAAAACTTAAATTAGCTTTTGATAATTTAAAAGACTTGGGCATTAAAGATGTTATTCAAGGTGATTTTATGTTTGAAAAAAGTGATATAAAATCGGAGAATATAAATGGAGTTAGACATATTACTTTCCATCCTAATACTATCGTTTATGCTATACCTGATGGTACGCCACTAGCAAGAACAATTAAAGCTGCAAAGGTGGGAATTGTTTGGCATACATCATATAGTGGTTCAACCTTTGAAACTATGAAAGCTGAATTTGGCAAAGATATAGTATCAAAAATTAAACCATCTAAAAATGTATGGATGCAAGACGCCACAATGAAAGATTTATCAGGTACAGCAACACTAACTAAAAAGGAAAGTTTAAATTTGGCAAATAATTTATCAAATGCTGGTAAAATATTTAAAAAGATTTCAGGTACTACATTAAAAGATATAGAATCAAACAAAGAATTAAACTTAATAATTAACATATATAATAATACAAAGGTTAGAAAAGGAGAAAGAATATTAAATCCAGACAAACATGCAAAAGGATTAGTTAAATTTGTTACAGATAGATATGCAAAGGAAATCGATAAAAGAAGTACATCGAAAGGTAAACAGGTTCAAATCGATAAACGTGACGAATTATTATCATTTTTTTCTAAATCTAATTTAAATAATTTAAAAAATATATTCATTTTACAGAATTTTGTCATAGATAGTAAATTAATTATTATAAATAAACTAAATAGGTTATCAGAAATTGGTACCTTTGTAAAAACTAAATCCGGATTTAGAGTAACCAACCCAGAAGGTTTTGTTGCAATAGATCGAATGGAAGGTGGGGCTGTTAAGTTAGTTGACCGTATGGAATTTTCAACTAATAACTTCAGCAAAGATATTATTAAAGGCTGGGATAATCCAGGCTAATGGGAAACCGAGGATATAAATGTCAATACAATCATTTAGTGATTATTTAACCGAATCAGCGAAGGAAGTAACTTTCGTATTTGGTCGATTTAATCCGCCAACAGAAGGTCATGAAAAGCTTTTTGACCAATTAAAAAAATTATCTCGTGGAGGTTTATATAGAATATATGCTTCCAAATCAGTTGACCCTAAAAAGAATCCACTACCGTTCAAGGTAAAAGTTAAATATATGCGTAAAATGTTTCCTAAACATGCAAGGAACATTATGGCAGACCCAGATGTAAGAAATGTTTTAGATATAGCTACTAAGTTATATGACCAAGGATTTACTAAAATCACTATGGTTGCTGGGTCAGACAGAGTTAAAGATTTTGAAATATTATTAAACAAATACAATGGTAAAAAGTCAAGACATGGCTTATATAATTTCCAAGATGGAATTAGAGTATTATCTGCTGGTGAGAGAGACCCAGAGGCAGAAGGCGTTAAGGGTATGTCAGCAAGTAAATTAAGAGCATTTGTTGCGGCTGGTGACCTACAAGGCTTTGCAGATAATTCATTGGAGGTTCCTGGAGAAGGAATACA